TGTTATGACCCTTATCTTGGAAATCTGTTAATTGTCTAACAGTTTCCATATCAACCAATTCAATACTATCATCTTCTATTAATTTCTTCATAAGAAGAACAGCTCTTGGTTTTGTATTTCCTGTAGCTCTAATTCCTAATTTAGATTCTTTAGAACCTTCGTTAATAAGATTTGGATTTTCATAATCCCACCATAATTTCATAACAACAGGAGCACCCTCACCATTATTCTCACACATGATATGTGCATTATTATAATAGTAACAAGTCCTATTAACAATCTCAGAAAAGGTGTATGTATCTGTAAAATTATTTTCAAATACAGCTACTTGTTTCATTTTAATAGGTTTTGTACTGTCTATTCGTAATACCTGTATGGTTGAATAATGCTCACCAGTACCCTTTGCAACATCAACACCCAAACAATACATGGCACCGGGAACAGGCTTTTCATAAACTCTAAATTTGTTATTAAGATCATACGTTTCTGGCTCTGGGTAGTGTCGTTTCAATAACACTTCTAATACATTAGAATCAATAACAGTGTTAGAACTACCAATAAAATTTACCATCATTTCTTGTGCAAATTTTAATTTACCCAAAACACCTAATTGTTCTTTAGCCCATTCATCATCTCTATCTGGATGTGCTGTCCAATCATATTTTATACATTTAAATGCATTTGTCCCATTTTCAGCCCCTGTATATAATTTATGGAATGTATTAAACATACCTTGTGGTGTTGAAATAATAATAACCTTTGCAGTCTTTGATGATGATATTGTGGGCCAGTTGGAAGTCCAAAATGAATCTGCTCTTGGAGCAAATGCCATCTCATCTAAAATTAAAAGAGCAAATGTACTACCCCTGAATGCACTATCACTGGTAGCAGATACTTTTATTTCTGAATGATTTTCAAACTCTACTGCTGTTTCTGCCCATTTAACAACCCCAGGTTTTATCCAAACTGGTAGGAGTTCATACATATTTTTCAATTTCTTTAAAAAATCTATTGCTGATTTTTCTTTATTTGAAGCTATACCTATAACTCTATCATTATGAAATATAGCAAACCATAATGCATATGCAGAAACAAGAATAGACTTCCCTTGTTGACGTGCAACCATTGCGATAGAAAATCTATTGGATATGAAGTGTTTTAATAGGTTTTTTTGAAAATCATATAATTCAAATAAAATTTTACCTTTGTCAACAGAAACTATATAAATATAGTTCTCAATGAAGTATAATGGATCTTTTTTACACCTAACTAACTCTTTAATCTGGTGGGAAGTATATTCGTGCTCTACATCACATGGTTTTACAAAATCTACATTCTTAGCCATCAGTCTACATTCCCACCTAAATCTCTAACATTTTGTTTCATGTCAGCCACCTGTTGTTGTAGCCTATTCTTCATTACCTTTTCAACATCTGTAGCAACGCCCATTTGTTCTTTAAGAGAGTATTCAAATATGGTATTTTCTTTTTCCCTGATATCTTTCTTCTCTTGAACGATCTGATATTCCACCATATCACCAGCATGGACATATCTACTATCAATCCAGAATATTGATCCTATTATGAATGTTATAATTGCTATGACTCCTGTTATTGATTTGATAGGATTCTCCTTTATATTTTTCCATGCTACAGAGCTTGTAGATGGTATTACATCATCACCCATTTTTACCTCCTTATAGGCCAGTTTTTAGTATTGTGTTGCATATAGGCCCTCTTGATTTAGAACCTTGTAATACAATGTGACCATAGTTAGGTTGTCCTTTAAGCATACGAACTACCCAATTAAGGCCATTATTTTCCGTATTCAAATGGCTATTATCTACTTGGTTTGTATCCCCGTTAATAATACATTTAACATTTTCACCCATACGTGTCATAATAGTCCTAATTTGGATTCTACTGAAATTCTGAGCCTCTTCTATGATGACTATCGCATTATCGATATTCATGCCTCTCATGTGGTTAATTGGAATAAATTCAATGTATTTGGGGTTAAGGATAGCATTACCATTCTGAATATCTAAAAATAGCCTGTTAGCATTTCTATCTTCATGAAGAGCAAGAAGCAAATCTTTCACTGGTTTGAAGAAAGGATCTATTTTTGATTCTAACGTCCCTGGAAGAAAGCCAAGCTCTTTGCCAATTTCTATAGTGTTTTTAACAACATATATCTTTCTATATTGCTTCTTCTCTAGGGTTAGATATAAAGCAGAAGCTAATGATATCAAAGACTTTCCTAAACCAGCTGGTGATTGAATGGATATAATATCGATCTCGTCATTAGTTATTAAGTGTATAGCCGCATTCTGGTATGCTGTTTTCGGCTTAATTTTCCATACTTCATGGTTTGGTATCAACACAGGATCTAAATGAGGATTGAACATATGAAGCTTGCCATCAACAAAACCAAAACAATTTGGTGTTTCATCATCATACTCGTCAACAAACCCCGTAAATCTCTCAGAATCGCTTTTAAAGGGCATAGACTCTTTAAACTCTTGAGTTACTATGCCATGGTATACATCGGCTTTAAAACGCATTAGAAAGTCAGATGTGACTAAAATAGGGTTTTCTATTTTAGTGTTAGCGATCTCAGCAAGAATTTTATTGTCGTTGTTATAATTATTATCAGGATGTCCGATTATTTTAATCATGTCCTTATATTCTATAAGGTTTTTTATAACTTCTTGAACTTGCGGTCTTAGTTTGTTATCTCTTTTCAGACCATCGAGTTCGTTTATAATAGTATGTGTTAAATATACCTGATTTTTATCTTTACCATCTTCACCATTAGTCAATATTCTTAGCACATCTGGATTGTCTATCAGCACATTTGTGTCTACAATAAAATGTTTCTTAGCCATTTAAACTCCTTGAGTGTATGTTATTTATCTACTCCACAATTTCGGCATCTTCAGCGTCTTCAGCTTGTAATTCACATATTTGTTTTAATAGATCCTCTCTACTACTGATAATAATATTGTTTTGTGTTATACTCCTCCCCCCGCCCTTGAGCGTGTCTTTTAATGCTACTTGCTGTTCTTTTATATCCAACTCCCTAGATTTATGTTCTAATACTTGTTGATTATAAGATTCACCCATTATAGAGCTTGATGCCGTAGTAATGGCATTAATAAGTCCCGCCATAACTTCTATGCGTCTATTATCAAGACCCCCTGTTAGAAATGATTCTTCAGCTTTATCTAATATTCTGTTTGCTCTTTCTATGTTTTGGTGTAGAATTGTGTCAGCGTCAGGATGGGCATTTTTAGCAAGAACTTTTATTTCTTCTCTTAGCTTTTCTATTTCCTGTAGTTGGGTATCAGTATTAATTACTTGGTCTGGTATGGCTATTGATTTTGAGGTTCTATCAACATTGAACAGGATATCTAAACTATTGGTGTTTAGTTGGGGTTCTGCCTTGTCGGAATTATATTTATTATCTTCTATCACAGTATTCTCCTTATACATCTTGGTATATGTATTTATATGAAATTGTATGTTTATATTTATATTTAAATAAATAATAAATTTTCTTAACATACCCTGTAAAAGTAGTATATTGTATTATATCAAGTGAACATTAACAAAGGAGACAACATTGTCTTTAAAATTAACTTATATGAATCCAGAAGGTATGACAGCTCTTGAAATGGAAGAAGAGCTTTTAAAGGTTTTTAATTCATACCCTGAATATAATGACAAGTCATTCTTTAAAATGGTGGAGTTATTTGCAAATGATGATTTTTTTCATTTGCATCTAGTAGCTAAAGAATGTCTTAAAGATCCCTTTTTTAAAGAGCTATATACCAACTAATAACCATCACATGGAAGGTGAAGTATGAGAGAACCATATAAAAACCCACAGTAAAATTGTTAGGAACAGATGGCAATGCCTTTGCTGTTCTTGTGGTAGTCAGACGAGCTTTGAGGAAAGCGGGAGCCGATGCAGAGTATGTGTCAAAGTACACTGCCGAGGCAAGGTCAGGAGACTTTGACAATCTTCTGCGAGTGTCCATGAAGTACGTGGATGTGAAATAACAACTAATGGGGTGTAGACCCCTCATAACTTTAGAAAAGTTGGCTGTGCATATGTTGTTGGACTCAGCAGGAATTAAGGGGATGTCATAATAAATAAACATACACAAAAACAACAGTATTCCTGGTAGGGGATTATTATGCCGAAAACAAAAAGAGACACCCGTTTATCGTTAAGACTATTGTGTGATGACAGCAACGACAATTTTATTGTAAGATATTCAAACCAAGGGGAACCATTCCGTGAAGGTGTCGAAATCGGAGTGGAAAACAGGGAGTTTGAAAAAGAAGTGATTGTAACGCTGATAGATGGTGAAGCAAGGCAGTTAAGAGATTTACTTATTCGCCTTTACCCTATCAACATCAAAGGTTAACAATGGAATACTAATAAGGAGATTTACCAATGGCAAGTCATAAATCAGTGCAACTTGATGGCAGAACTTACAACCTGTTTGAGAAGAGCATACAAGTTGAGGGTATTGCTAAGTTTGTATTTTTCACAAGACCAGTGAATATGGCTGATGTAATTCTTCTTCATAGCATCTATGAATTAGGCAGAAAGAATGGCAAGAATGAAGTTGCTGATGTTATTAAAAATATACTTGGGATGTAGTATAATTATCAACATTTATTCCTTCTCATGTCGCAATGCTTATGAACAGCATTATGACATTTTTTACACAATGTAATACAATTATCAACATCAGCAGACTCGATAGGGTTAAGTTCTACACCTTCGTAGTGATGACAGTGTAATTGAGTGTAAGAATCACCACATTTTTTACATGTCCAATTGTCTCTTTCTAAAACTAGTTTTCTTAATTGGGGTTGTACTTCTCTACTATTATTAATATTTATATTGAAATCTCTTGGATGTTTTTTCTGTCCATATATAGAACAATTATTTTTACATTCATCAGAACAATATAAATTCTGACCCCCTTTAGATATATTTGTTATAGATTGAATTCTACGTCTTACATCTGTTGTTTTTGGTACAAACCAACACTTGCAATGATGACATACAACCTCTAATATCTCTCTGTTATTATGAGATCTACGTGTTTTTTCATATAATGATATTTGATTATTATATGTATCAAATGATGGTATATTACTTTTAGTTATACCACCCTTCCATACAGGATTACCAATTCCCATATTAGAACAATGGTTGCTGCATGTATTGATACTTTTCATATGTTGTTTCTTGATAAAATATGGATCGCCACATATTATACAAGATTCAATCAATATAAAACTATCCTGTTTACATTTACCATCTATTCGTCTAAAGATAGTATATCCTGTTCTTCCTTTAGTTATCCTATAATTATCTATATTTTCCCATGATATAACCATAATAGTATTATATTAGATTATATGTTTAATGTCAAGACATTAAAAAACCCCTTGACAATTAAGCCAAGGGGTTTTATACTACAGGTTTAGTTTCTATCTATTAATCGAAATTATTTACGACTATTGTCTGATAGAAATTTTGAGAACCAAACATGTGTTCATGGATGGCATAACGACTCATCAGACCAACGGTAGGTTGGAATGAATCTTCGTAAGTTGCTTTACTTGCCATCAACTGAATGTATGGAAGATAAACAACACCAGTGTCATACTCAGAAGGCCCTTTGTAACCGATAAGGATAGAATCATTAGCGGTAGTATGGAAGGTATCACGATAAACGTTCAATCTACCATCAAGAGAACCTACACGACTCACACCAGTAACACCAGAGTTAATATCTGTTGATACAGGAGCGATAGTGAAAGCACTGGTTGCTTCAAGAGCAGCTACCATATTCGGAGAACAAACAGCGTAGTTACCTGCGCCTCTACGGGTAGTTACTGCAATACGGTTGGTTTTACGGATTACATAGTTGTAAAGGTTACGATAAACCTCTGCTTCCCATCTACCGTTGAAATCAGCACCAGAAGAACCCCAAGAATTGAAATCAAGAGTAGTTACGTTGCCATTACCAACTGTACAAAGAGAACGAATTTTAGCAATAAGCTCCCTATCAATCTCAGCGGTAATTTCGTAAGCAAGAACGTCCATCATTTCTTCTTCAAGATTCAGACCGTGCATAGCTTTAAGATCCTGGGCAACTTCCATTGACCAACGACTTCTAAGCTTACGGGTCTTAGCTTCTACTTGCGCTTTCTCAATTGTCATGCTAAGTTCAGCAATCTCTTGGTTAGTACCGATACCAAGGCCACGATTGGCTACTGTAGCATCAGAACCAAGAGCCTCGCCAGCAGCAGCAGAGAGAGTCTGATTTCTTACATCATCAGCAGAGTAGTAAGGATTTACAGCGTTATACCCAATCTCGTTAGTTATGGTATTACCGTAACTATCTTTGTTTACAGGATTGGTTGTGCTTTCAGCACCAGCATCATAAGTTGAAGAACCACGAAAACGAAGTGCAAACGCAAGACCAACAGGGCCAGTCAGCGGTTGAACACCTACGATATCATGAGCAATCAACTCAGGAAAGGTTCTACGAACCATAGGAATGGCGATTTTATGAAACTCACCAGATCCGATAGTGCCAGGAGTACCATAACCAGTACCAACACCAGCAGCAGTACCGATACTATTAGCACCAATAGCAACTGCTTCACTAATATCTACACCACCATTAAGATGGGTAGCCTCATTGTTTAACATGATAGCGGTCGCTCTACGAATCTTCTCAGATTTGTAAGTAGCTCCCTCATCAAGTACATCTTTCCAAAAATCAACTATACCATTAATATAGTTTTTATTACTTTTATCCATTATATTATTCCTCCTAGTTCCTTTTATTAAGTTCAATCCATTGCTTCTTTTGAAGTTCCCAAGGTGAAAGACCTGTCCCTTCATTCATTTTAGGTTTTTCAGATTTAGTATGTCCTACTTCAACATGACCTTTACCTTCTTCAACCTTTTTACCGCCTTTCTTTTCAGTCAATGTCATCTTTTCGCCGCATTCAGGACAAGTAAGATCATCACCTTCTTTAATCTCAGCAGATGCCCCACACTTCTCACATGTATAAGAACTTACATCACCCTTATCATCTTTAGGCTCATCTTCTTCAGTAATTTTTTTGATGTCCATAGATTCGATAATAAATCCGAATTTCTTATCAATGCTTTCTTTAACAGTCTCATCACCTAGAATACTGATAACATGACTTTTTTGTGATTCGGTAAGTCCGTCACATTTCTTACGAAGATAGATATGAGCAGCCATTTCTTGAGCATCTTGTTCAAGAGTAAGAACTTTTTTAGTAGACTTGTTGCAGTCTTCTTTAAGTTTAATAATCTCATTCTTAGCTTCTTTAAGAAGACTTTGAACTTCATTATTAAGAGCACCCTCGTCAATAGCAAGACGAATTTTGAATTGCTCAATAAGATCATGATATAATTCGCCAAGTTTGGCATATTCTACAACTTTCTCAGGAATTTTAACTTCCTCGTCAAGGATAGAATCTACAAAATTTGAGAATTTGCTAGTAACCTCATCTTTATAAGTTTCAAACTTACTTTCAAGCTCTTCTGTTAAAGCATCTTTCGCGGCTTCTAGTTCTTTTTCAATTCTTTCAGCAACCAGTGATTGAGCTTTTGACTCTATAATGGTTTCAAGTTTGTTTTTAATCTCTGCTTGAGCAGATTCTTCAAGTTTATTAGCTTGAA